GAAACTTTAACACCATTATCCATTTCTGGTGCGTTAAAATCATCTCGTATTCTATCTGACTCTACGCCATTACCAAAACTCCAGCAATTGTTCCAACCAAGTTTTATAGGTATAGCAGGTAAGTTTTCTACATCGATGTTTAATTGAGTATCTCCTGCAACGGCATCAGCCGTTAGTGTTAATTCTACTGAACTGTTGTTAGGTAGATTAAAACTAATTGTACTTCCAGCTGGGTAAACTATTGAAGTATCAGCGCCTTGTAAATAGCTTGTGATAAGAGAAACTTGATTGTAATGTTGTATAGGGCCATCGAGCTGAAGAGCTGCGCCATCCCAGCCAGTTACTGTTAACGTAAACGCGTCTCCTATTTCAACAACACTCTGACCAGGAACGAATGGAGGTTCAAATGAAACACTGCCGCCGAATTGAATGTTTGAGCCAACTGGAACAAACTCTTCATTAGTTTTATCGCTAAATCTAACAGGTATTAAATCACTAGCTTGATAGTATATGTCTAACTCAACAGCTTCTTTTGGCTCAGTTTCCCAAACACCTGGGTTTTCAGAGTAATGAGATCCAAATTGAGAAAACGGCGTTATAATTTCTATTATATCAGAATCTCCAGTATTATCGTGTTTTAAAGCTCTTCTCCAGTTAGGATCATTTACGCCTAGTTGAGGAGACATTGCTTCTGGGTCAGTCCCATGAATCGGGTTGTAACCATGTAGCGTATCACCAATTTTTGGCGACGTTAAAATAGTCCATCTTTGTCTTCTATTGTAATCTGCAAACTGATGAAGTTCATACGAAGGCGCATTATCATCTAATCCTAATTGGGTTGCAGTATGGACATTACGTATACCCCAGTTACCATCGTAATACGTTGTTGGTTGCCTATAGTACTGCGGGTTATCATATCCAATATCTGTATACGGTGATTGGAAAGGATATACGGTATACACTTGTTGGTCTGGATCGTTTCTAAACCTAAAAGTAGTACCTGGCTCACATAACGTTGATATAAACTCCCATGCCCCTTGAACTATAAAGTTTCCATCTTGAACCTCCGCAGCGTTTTGAAGATTGAATGGTCTGGGCGAAGAATCTTCATAATTCATAACAGGGACACCGCTATCTCCAAAGTTCGTCCAAGATAAATCCATAGCTGAATATTCTCCTACGGTCCATATACCTCTACTAGGATTTCCATAATGACTATGCGTAGCCCAACCAAAGGTTGAATTAGATACATTGTCGTAAGGAGTATTAGACATATGCTCTGTTTCCCAGGCTGGATTATTTTCTGTACCTGGAACTGCGTTAATAGCATAATCAGAACCACCGACAGTAGTGTAGAAGGATTCGCCTATTTCATAAAAATTACCTGGATTCATGCCATTATTTAAACCACCATAGAAGTAGTCTTGCTGACCAAGCGAACCTGCAGACGCATCAGCGCTATCAGGAATATCGTTAATACTTATAGGTCCAAAAGCTGGATCAAGTTGCATAGTAGAATACCTACTACCTGGGATAGCTTGTTGGCCACCTGACCACGAGTAAGCTGAAGCAGCATCAATAAAAAACTTGTTTTTAGCTAGCACTTCATATTTCCAATAACGTCTTGCGTTATTATTGAAAGTGTTGTCATTTATAGTTGAGTTGTATCCAGTTATAGGTCTGTGGCCATTTAAACCTCTTATTGAACATGTAGCCATATTGTCGTACATGTCACCATAAAACCAACTATCACTTGCGTTCAACCATTCATATGGCGCTCCGGTTGATCCACTAGCAGCGTCATAGTTCGCGAGGCCCGACCAATCGTGTTCAGTAGGGTGTTGCGTACTATGTGGAAAACCTTGAGAAGTCCAATGCCTAATATTATCTTCACCGGTATCATAGAACTGGTTTGAATAAAAACCAAACTGTAACGGACCTGCTTGCGCACCACCTAGGACTGCGTCAGAGATTCCAGAGGCTAATATCGCGTGCTCTGGTATTTCACCAAGAAATCCAGGTGGTACAAACGTATTTGCTGTAGAGTTACTAGTCCATATACCAGCATTTACGTAAGCGTTGTTATTTATATAACCAATATTCCAAGAATTTTGAACAAACCACTCGTCAACTGATGTAGCCGCAACGTATCTACTTAAAGCCGCGTCTTTAAATATTTTAACAAAAAATCTACCATCAAACTCTGGAGCGTTTTCTATTCTAAATTCTACTAATTCTATTGCAATACCGTCTTGAGCTGTAGAGTAAGTACCGTCAGTTGTTGTAAATCCAAGCTCGTCACCAAACGGTTCTGCTATTGTTATTTTATAAGAAGTATCATCGTCGCTTTCAGTATGAGCTATGCTTGTTATTAAATAGAACTTAGATCTATTTCCAGATCCTGCCCATACTCGTAAGTGAAGATTTTTAGGTCTTTCTTTATAAAGCTCATCTCCATACATGTTCTCAAATGGAACTTCTTTAACTATAACATGACTATAGCCTGCAATAGGAAATCCAAATCCACCTTGGCCAATGGCATCATCTACGTTTTGAACTTTACCTAAACTAACACGTCTTGTTTTTATAAAGTCTGGCGCTTCATTTTCTATAGCTAATATTTTATACTTAGCTTTTTCTTGAACAACTAAGTTGCTACCGTGACCTTTCTTTAAAATTAAAAATTCGTCTTCACCTATTTTGTTTCTTTCTGAAGATGGGAAAGATAACCATATATTTCCGTCAGCAGCGTTATACCATCTATCTTGCGCTAGAGTGTAGTATGGAATAGAAGTTTCTTTAATATAGTAAGAATAATATTCAGCCCAAGTTGGTATGTCATTGGACGCATCTAGATTTACTAGCAACCTATTTCTTGATGCAGAATGGCGTTTAGAAACTCTTATAGTACTATCTTTATTTGTTAAAACAGGTGTTTCTCTACCGTATCTATCACTAAATACTACACCAATATGGTAGTCACGTATAGTCTTAACAGAAGGCATAGGAAAGCCATCGTCTTTTATATTATGTGAATCTAAATTTATATTAATTTTTGGTGAAGATGATACAGTATAGTTTTGAACATAATTACCAAATATTAATCTATTTGCTGTTATTTCTTGAGCTAAAGCTTTCCTAGGAACATTATCATATGGACGTAGCAGTTGATTAGACGGTACAATAGCGTGCACCATGTCTGTTGTCAATTCAAACTCGCCTCGGTTTAAAGGGTAGTTGTTTTGATCTGGCCATAGAGGATGCCCGTCTTCCGGTCGCATAGTCTTTACAGTATACACCGTTGGGTTATTAGTTTCTTTGTATAGTATGTCTATTTCAACTACATCCTTAGGAACAATATCATCACTAGGGTGGTAACCTTTTATTTTTAAAGCCCTCATTTGATTAACCATACCAAGATTGTGACCTTTTTTAGGTTGATAATCAAAGTTACCTGGTAAGAACGCTACTTCAGAAAACGGCGCAAAAGTAGAGTACTCTCCGTCGTTATACTTGTATCTATAAGAAAATCTAGGAAATTTAAAATTAAAAAGCGGATCTTTATCTTCAAGACGTATCATCCACTCAGTGTCATTATCTGTGATGCCTTCATTGATAGATATAACACTTACTACATAAGGATTTTCATCTGTACCAGTATATATATTTTCTGGACCAGATCCTTCAACAGGAACCTCGGTAACTATGGCTCTAACGTCTCTTATATTATCGTCAAAAGTCTCATCTAAATCATTAGTACTATTGCTAAACCCAGCGAAAAGAAGAACATCTCCTACTCTAAAATCAGCCGCGGTATTAAGCACGACATTCACTGGTTCATCAGAAGCTGATTCTAATCCTGAAAGTTCTCCAACAGATTGTTGAGTAAAGTTAGCAGTACCTATAGCCGATGTTGGATTTTCAATGCCTGTTGCTGGATTGACCCTTTCAGAACTTGTTCTGAACATTTCTAAATCTAAAGCCTTTGTAGGAGATTTCTTAATAACAGCAATATGTGATTCGTCAACATATACAACTTCATTGCCTGCAGCGTTGGTAACAACTCTTAAATTACCACCATCTTCGTTATTAGCTGTAACTAAACGCGTGTGAAAAAAAGCGTTTTCACCTTGAAAAACATCTGTAACAGCATTGTTGTTTGTTCCTGAAATACCACCGTTACCAGCGTTTTGCAAATAAGAGACTCCACCAGTACCTGCAATACTTCTTTTTATATTTATTTTCTTAGGTTCAGTTTCATTATCTGTCCAAAATATAAAATCATCAAGAATATTTACACCTGTGATAATATTTTCTTTAGTAAAATTAAGCACAGGCTCCGCTATAAAATCAACTGTATCGCCCATGCTTAAAGCAGGTATATCTTGATTAACTGTTATCTGCCAGTTACCACCCATATATGCTATGTCAGTTACTATAACGTTATCTTCAGGTGTAATATTATTACCCGAAACAACTTGCATGCCAACCCTTATACCTGTTTGATTAGTTGTAACACCAGCGCCTGTTGTGATCAAAAAAGTTGTACCTACTATAGAATTACTAGATGTTGTTGTAGTTACTCTACTTATATCAACAAACACGTATTTTATTCGTTCGCGTACGGTGTCATACTCTAGTATTAAATCTTTTCTAATATCTAGTGCTGCTCCTGTTTGCGTGTTGTTTTGGCTGTGTACAAAGTAATATATCTTGTCTGTATTATCTGCAGCTACAGTACAAACACACGTAGCTGAATTAGTAGCCAAACCACCTGTTAGGTAATAATCAGCAGTAAGAGTATCTCCACTAGCATAATTATGAAAACTACCCATATCATTATCTGTAGCAAATGATGAGTTGCCTAATAGATTTTGAATTATACCACTATCAGACGCTTCTGAAGTTGATACTTCAATATTATTTGCATCTCTATATTGGCCTTTAGGAACAAGACGTTCGTCTTTGTCCTTGTTCATTACGCCTCTAGAGAAGTCTTGTCTTAACTTTGGCATGTATTAGTGTTTAATTACTTTAGATTTACCTCTAAGTACTTGAGTTAATTCTTCTAGCTTAATATTTGAAAGCCTAAGCTTAGCTTTTCTAGTCTCTGCAAATCTCTCTTTCTTTATCATTTGCAAAGTTCCTGGAGCAGTATCTTTTCTAGCAGACAGCACTCCATATAATATGTGTTTATATATAGCTTCTTCAGCTAACTTAGGTACATATGACGTGTTTAAATCAATACCATTTTCATCACCACCTAAACCGTCACTAATATATTTAAGTACAACTGTTTTACCAGATACGCTCGAGCTAAAATGAAATTTGCCTTGTGCTTCATCAACAAAGAACGTTCCGTTTGCTTGTGCGTATTGTGGATCAAGTCCATATCTACCACCAACTAAATCTCCATATTGATCGTTTATTTCATCAGCGTCTACACTACCTATATCACTTGCTGTTTGAGATTTAAAATTAGCAAATGAAGTAGAACCGAAATTACTGTCACTGTCAACGGCTGTTCTTTGCAGATCTGTACTAGCTCCTCCCGTAGCAACACCACCGTGACCAAGCACTGTTTGACTTACATCAAATGGATTTCCTGATTTGTTTGTAGGATATAATCTACGAAATATACCATTAGCATCCACCCACTGTAAGCTTACATAATTAACGTAATCTGAAGGCATAACTAAAACTAAAGACGAAGGTATCTCTACTTCTATATCTTTAGTACACTTAAGCGTATCGTAGCTTAACTCTTGTAAAGATCTTATAGCATGGAACGTTATATCTTGCTGAACAACGTTTTCGCATAACTTACCGTCTCCTACGTATGTAGCTCTAAAAGAATCAATAATTTCTTGAAGAGGTATTTGCCTATAATCACCATGATTTCCATCAGAGTTGTAATAAGCTTGAGGTTCTAATTTTAATATACCCATTGATTATTGATTTTGAAATTGTTGTTCACCTGCAGCTATTTGAGATATAGTGGTTGTTAAACCTGTCTTATTCATAACAATACCTGCTAATTCTAGTATCTTAGTTACTAAAGTATCTTCTTCTGATCTGTGCAGCTCAAAGTCTGTTGCTGCGTAGCTGTTATAAAGTGCTTTACCATTAACTACAACATATGCCCAGTTAGCTGGTACTGGTATTCTAAAGCATTCAACATCAACGTTACTTGTTACCACTGCGCCATTGTTAAATACAATAATATCATCGCCGTCTACAGGGCTATCAGCATATATAGGTGAGTCAGCACTTAACGAGTGTCTTATTGATCTACGATATTGCTCAAGTTGATTTAATGATACTTTTTGAGCAACATCACCACCGTGAAAAACTCTACCTGTTTGAAATATAGGGTATGCTACGCTGTTTACGTTTACTGTAGTAGGATAAACGGTTGCTTGTTGATCTGTGCTTAAAATTCTAGAAAAAGGTCTAAGCTTTGCATCTATTAGTTGACTAATATTACTTTCGTCTACTTCGTTAGACTTACTAGCATCGGCTACTTCTCTAGCGTTTTTATGATAAAAATAAGACTCAAATATTGCCATTTGAGCCTGATTGGCAAGTAAGTTATATTCTTGTGGTGTAATATAACCTCGTTGCTCTTTATTAGCAAGAGCTAATACTCTTTGATATACCGTGTCTACACTTACTGCCATAATTCGTTTTTAAAGTTTAGTGACCACCCCGAAGGGCAGTCACATAACTAGTTAATTTAATCTTTTCTCTATATTAGAGTATATTTCCATACCTTCATCAGTCTTAAACCAAGCGGCAAGAGCATTGTAAGGATGTTCATCGAAAGGAACTGTCATAATCTTTCTATCGTTTGATCCCCACATAAAGTAGCGCTGATCGTTTGAAAGTTTAATAATGTTCGCTTCTACTGCTTTAATACCAAAGTTTCTAAGCTGTACATTATCGTCATTAGCAAGTTCTAGTAATAAAGCTGGTTTATTTCTTGCAAATAACAACAAGTCTCTCTTAAGTTCTTTAGAGCTCATATTCGAAACCCCAGATCCCTTTTCTACTCTCATGATAGCTTCTGCCATATCTATATCCATGTTTCTTGCCATAAGTATAGCGTCAGCTTCCATTTCAAGTCTATCTATTTGAGATGCCGCAACTTCAACTGGCTTAAATTCATAGAATAGTTTTCCATTGTGCGGGTGATACAGAGATAAAAACTTTTGTAAAGTCACTTGTTCTTTTGGAACATATAAACTACCACTTCTAAAAATGATGTGCTCTAATCTTTGATCACCTTTCATTTCGTCAACAAAGCAAGTTCTTTGGTTTTGACAGTACTTAATTTCTCTTTCAAAACCTTTTTCTTCGTCAAAGTAAAATAGATTAGAAGCTCTAACAGAGTAAGATAAAGGTTTGTTATTTCCTTTTAAATAGTATACTCTATCTTTAATTTCCCACCCTTTTTTCTTTGGTGTTTCTATAACTGGAGTAGGCTTTGGCTTTGGAGCTTCAGCCACAACAGTCTCTATTTGAGGCTCTTCTACAACCTCTTGTGTTTTCTTTTTTGCCATAATATAATATAATTAAATAATATAAAACTACCCCACCCGAAGGTGAGGTAGTTTCGATAAACATAGTTTACTTCATCAACATGAAGTTGTTAGCTCCTTGTGTTACTAAGCAACGCTCAGTTAACATGTGAAGCTGCATCGCGTCAAGCGCAGATGTAGCAGCACCTACCGAACCAGTAACCCAAGTCTTCATACGACGGTTATCAGTTTGAGAAGCTCTGAAACGAACGTGTAAGAACGGACGCTTAAGGTTCTTGCCTAACTGCTGATCGTATACAGTTGAAGTACCAGCTGGAATAATAACACCGCGGATAGCGTTTACTGAGCTAGCAGAGTTAATACCTCCACGAGTTGCTTTGTCGTTTAAGTAACGGAAGTCAGACTTGTAGAAGTCGTAAGATCCGCGACGGAAACCAGAGAAGCCAAGGTTTAGAGCCATATCTTCGTCATTTTCAAACACTCCGTAAGAAGTACCGCCAGCACCGTATGAGTTCATTGAAGCAAGCATATCATCAAATGCTAAAGATGTAGCACGGTTAACGAATAGCATGTTCTCTTCAATAGCACCTTGAGAATCAAACTCAGCAAGGATAGCGTCAAACTCAGCTAAATCAGTAGCAGCGTTAACACCAGTAACACCAGTAGTTACGTTACCTCTCTTCTCGATAGCATCGAATAAACCTTGAGTACCAGTCTTGAATGTAGTAGTACCTGTTAAGAAAGAGTCTGTTAAGTCAGAACTTCCATCAACAGCTTCTAGCATAGACATCTCAATGTAGTCGTTAAAACGAGCACGAGTATCAGCCTCAGCTTTTAAGTACCAAAGGTATCCTGACTGCCCGTCTTCAGCAGCTACTTCAACCCAACCAATACGAGACGTATCTGATCCAGATACTTCGTAGTAGTCCTTCATGATAATAGGCTTGTTAGTGAAAGTCTTGAACGCAGGCTCGTTTGCTGTTCTAGAATCTGTAGCGCCAGCGCCGTCAGCTTCTACGTAAGACTTACCTTTACCGTATTCAGAACCATAAACAAGAATTGTTGAAGACTTCGCTGTAGCGTCATCAGTAAATACCGCTGTAGGATCAGCGTTACCGTAAGGTACAACTTCAATAGTGCTTAGGTCATCAGCTCTAGTAACTAATGCTTTAACAACACCGTCAGTAGCGTTAGAAATAATAACAGTGTCATTAACTCTAATACCGTGATTTTTGATTGTTAAACCATTTGAAATACCGTTGTCATGACCTTCAGCTTCATCAATATCGTATTGAATTAGAATCTGAGCTGCAGCTATACTAGCAACAGTAGTACCGCCGTTATTGTCTGATACGCGACCTTTGTATGAAAGGTGTAAACGACCTTGCTCAGACCAAACAACTTGATCAGATGTCATTGATTCCTCTGCTCCTACTTGTGATAGGAAACCAGAGATTGTACGAGGTCCAAAAACCTCAGCTTCCTTCTCCATAAGATCAGGAAGGTATTGTTGCGCCCAGTCGTTAGAACCAGACGTAAAATCTAAATAGTTTGATGCTAGCGTTTGCTGCTGTGAAGCTGGCACGCTATTCAACAAACCACCGGGATTTGAAATTGCCATTTTTTCTTAATTTTTATTTTTTACGTTTCATTTTAAATTTAAAAGAGTTTGAATCGTCACCTAACACGCGAACTTTAATACCACCTGCTTCAACCACACCATGCGATTGCCTTGGGTCCATATTAATGTTTTTAGACTTAGCTACTGTTTCTTTTAAAGCGTCAGCCTTACCCTGTTCGTAGAAGTGTCTAGCAACAGCATCCGCATTCATGGCTGTAAATAAACTTTTGTGATAACCTTTTGCATCACTCATCGTATTGTTTTCGTCAAGAAACTTTCCGACAAAATTGTTAATATCGCTTTGAGTGTTTTTAACTTGCTCGGCGTCTTTAACAGAGTACCTATAAGTTTTATCTCCGACATTGTAGTCAAAACCTTTGAACTTGTCATTGAAAACCTGTTGTGTCTTCTTATTAAAAACTAACTTTTGTTTTTCTACAGTCTTCTGCGTTTGCTCAGACTCTTTATTGTATCTATTGAAAAAATCCATGGCCTTCTGCTGCTCAGGCGTGAGCTTGCTTCCAGCTTTGATTTCTTCATAGTATTTAGACTTTTGCCTGTCTAAGTAGGCTCTAGCCTCTGCAACTTGCTCTTTACGGGCTAATTTTCTTCTCTTTATATCACGCTCATCATCTATTGATTCATCATAAGCAAATTGATCTTCCATCAAAAAACTTATTTCTTCTGAAGATAAATGAGGTTTAGTATCTTTATAGTATTCACGCAAAGCATCTTGATCGTCTATGCTTTCAACATCTCTGTTTAATCTAACATAGTCTTCTAGATCGCCGCCAGTATCTTCCATAAAATCAACTAGCTTTTGAATATTTTCTGGAAGAGGTTTACCTGTAGCCTCAGCTTCTTCTATTGCGTCTACAACTTCATCTGCTAATTCTTCTACTTCTTCAGATACCTCTTCTAGTACTGGTACTTCTTCTTGTACTTCTCCTTGCGGTTGTACTTCGTCTTCACTTTGTGCGGGCTCGGTGTCTTCATCGACTCTAACCACTCCTGCGTCGTCAGTGTTACTTTCTTCAGTTTCATCGTTTGGTTTTGATAAATCTACTTTGATAACTTCAGGATTATCTGCGCTATCAAATTTACTTAAATCAAGTTCAGGTTGTTCTTCTACAACTTCTTCAACTTGTGGTGTTTCGTTTTCAACCTCTTGGATTACATCCTCAAGATCTGTTTGGTTGTTTTCTTCCATGATAAAATATTATATAATTTATTAAGTTCCAATTTGAGGGTTGAACTTATCTAAACCCAATCCGCCTCCAAGTATATCATTACCTGAAGACTCAAACTTTTTACTATCTTGTTTTACTTTTTCTCGCCTATCTTTCCCGTTCTCTTTCATCATCTCGAGCTGCGTCGCTTGTCTTCTATCTTGACCACGTAGCTTTTGATTTAAATCAAACTCAAACTGCATCAACTCTTTCTTCAATCTAACCTCTTCTTGTAAGTGAACCAATCTCGCGTTGGCTCTAGTTTGCTCTAGCTGCGTGTCTGCTTGAGCTTTTGCCTGATTTTTTTGCATCTCAGCTTGAGCAACGGCTTGTTGAGCTTGCGCATTTGCTTGTGCTTGCGCTTGTGCGTTCTGCTGTTGGATTTTTTGATCACGTTCTTGTTTTTGCTTTCTCTTTATTTTTAGTAGTTGATTTGCTAATTTAATATTTCTAACTTCTCTAATATCAATAGCGTCGTCTAAATCTATTAATTGTTGCGCTAACGCTGTTTGTATATTATTTTCAAGAAGTTGCTTTTCTTCTGCATCCGGCATAAGCTCGATGAATATACCAAAATCGTATAGATAAAGCTCTGACATTTCTTTTAATGTAGCCGCATTGTGTGATCCGATAGCTTGAACAAACGCATCAGCTGTAGGTGAATATTCTAATATATCAGATATTCTTAATGACAAAGACTCAGCTACTTCTGAAGTTAAATACATTGATCCAAGCAATATATGTCTAGTAGCTACATTTGAATTAGCTGCAGCTAACTTCTGCACACCTACTAATGATTTAGGATCTGGCACGCTAGCATCTCTAGCTTCATTTAAACCAGTTACATCACGGATCATTTGTAAGTAATAATTATAATTACCTATTAAAGCTTGTAGCTTATTACCAGCTCCAGCTCCATTAGATATCTCTCTAATAGGCATAGCGCCAGGATTTTGATCACCGTCGCCTGTAAAGCTTCTACCAATTACACTACCAGTTTGGAAGAACATATTAAGAGCTTCTTGTGGATTATAATTAGTACCGTTACCCAAATCTATTTCAGCAAGTCCGTCTGCGTCAAGATACACACCGTCTGGTACCATGCGTGACATAACCTGCTGTATCTTTAAGTGTGTAAGCTGTATCATATCAGCAAACCCAGTAATTCTACTAACTAAGGATTCAATACGATTATCGTATAAGTGTGGTGCCACGATGTTGTAGTTCATCTTAACTTTATTAAAGTCAGACTTACTGCGCATCATGTTTTGACAAATATTCCACTTGAGTAGTTTGTCAACACCAATAACAACTGCGCCTTCATAAACAACTTCTACAGCGCGTTGTAATTTCATATACCCACCCTCTTTGTTTTCCGGTGGATTAAACGTGTCATCTTTAGGTATAGCTCTTTCGCCTCCTGTGCCAGTTTCTTTTAGCTTGTATGTATCGTTCTTATAAGTTTTATAGTTAAAATACAAAACTTGAACTTTATTCTGATCACGTACTTCTACCCTATTGTACTTACGTCTAGGTCTATAAGAGCTTTTCTTTATTTCTTCTAATTCTGATTGAGTTAAATTAGGAAACTCTCTAACTAGCTCGTTTATAGATAAAGTTTTTATTTCACCTACGTAATATATGTCATCAAAATAAGGAGAGTCTGTATAAGAGTAAACTATATTAGCTGGATCTACATACTCAACAGTAACACCCTGACTAGTATTAAAACCTGTTTTTACACAAGCGATACCTAATACAGTTAAGTCATGAAGTAATCTTCTTCTAGTTAGATCATATTTATTACCATCAAGCAAAACATTAATCGCCTGCTCTTCAGCTAATTCAACTGCTTGTTTGTAATCAAGCTGCATGTGCAACTCTAATTCTTCTTTAGTATCTGGTAAATCTTCTTTCTTGTTTTCATAAAGATCTACATTAAAAAATTCAGCAGATTTGTCATTGAATACTTTAGTGTCCATATCTCTAATTATAGACTCCATGTATTCTGTTCGCTTGCTTACTCCATATTGATCTTGAGAATAAGCCGTAACGTTGAACATACGTTCAGACATACCGTTAACAACTATGTCTACAAACTTAGGTATAATAGGTACTGGCTTCCAGTCTAAGTTAAGATAAGATAAATCACCGTTAATAGATAATTCATCTTTATATTTTTGTATTGATTGTTCACCTCTAGCATACAGTCTTAATCTATGGAACTTGTTTTGAGTATCTACATATCTATTAGACTGCGTACCATTGAACCACTCTTGTTCTATAGCCTTAGCTATTTTAAGCCCATACTCTGGGCTCATTTTTTCTAAGTCACTAACAACTTGAGATGGGAAATTAACATATACTGACTCAGCCATGCTTTACTTTATTATTTGGGACGTAAATCCTTTGTTATCGTATTTTGATATATTCAAATTTAGTGGTGTTCTTTCGCGGTTTGGGTTTGGTGCATATAGATTTTTGTTGCAAGCCATAATAGCTAAACCTGAGCTTATTGAAGCATCGTGCTTTGTTCTGCGGTTTATATCAAACTTTGACCAGTCAAGTAGCGTATCATTAAAATACATCGTGCCATACTCACCATCACCTATGTGACCAACATGGTTGTTAATATACATTTCAATAGCAGCTGCGTGAGCTTGTTTAATATCTTCGCTTGAGTTTGGTATGCCACCAACTTCTTTTTCAGCAGTTGATAACTTTTTCCAAGACTTATCTGGTCTGTTCATGCTGTAACCTCTGTAGCCTCTTCGGCGTAGATAATACAATAGACGTGGTTTATTGTTCTCTGCAAGTAAAGGCATTCCGTAAAAAACTAATGCCATTAAAACGTCCTCAAAGAACATTTCTGCAGTCTGTGGTCTTGCTATATACTCTAGGAAGAACGTGCTTGAAGGCGCATCTTCCATAGAGAATTTTGTTAATCCGTGTAAAGCGCCCTTAGAACCGCGGCCGTCAACCGTACCACTGATATCATAACTATCACAACCAAAGGCACCAACATGATCATTACCTGGGTATTTAATTCCATTTTTTATAATCTGCCTATTTTGTAAGCTAGCAGGCGGCACCCAGCTAACACTAAATCTACCATTTGGATCTGGGTGAAAAACAACGCGCGTGTCTTTAACGCCATTAACCCAACCAAAGCTTCCTCGAGTAACGTGAGCGTTATATCTACTACCCTCGTTAAAATCGATTTGCTCGTAGATCTTGATTAAATTAAATATACTATTCTTTGTCTCGTCTCTGAACGCGTGTTCTTCAGTGCGAGGAAACTGTCTGTAAAATTCATTTAGCGCGTCTTGATCGTCACGTAAGCCATCAGCTTCGTTTTCCCAATGATCAACAACACCTATATCTATTAATTCACCGTCCGGTCCATATCGTACATCATCACTTCTACTATCAAAGACTGGAAGTCCGTA